CATCTCCATATTTCTGTTTCATTTCTAAAACATTATTACTAATAACCGCATATCTTTCTTCTTGTGAATCCAACAATAGCTCACAATGTTTAACAGTTGCGTTCTTTTCTTCCAACTCTTTCAATAAATCATCTTTATCCATTTTGGTTAAGGAAGAAAGTTTCATATCCAGAATAGCCTTTACCTGCTCATCTGTTAATGTTGTAAAGTGGCCTTTAAGACGCTGCGCCGCCTCCTTTTTGTCTGTTGAAGTTTTAATCAACTCAATTACTGTATCAATATTATCAGATGCAATAACCAATCCTTCTAAAATGTGTGCGCGGGAACCAGCTCGCTGCTTATCATATTCTGTCGCTTTAACTAAAACGTTATCTTGATGATTAACATAAGCGTTAATTAAATCAAGCATAGAACAGAGTTTTGGTGTGCCATCAACAATGTAATTCATATTATAAGACAAAGTTGTTTGCAAATCAGTTAAAGAGAATAATTTATTTAAAGCTTTATCTACTGAAACACCTTTTGATACTTCAAAGATTAAACGGTTTACTCCTACGTTTGATTCATCTCTAAAGTCATCAATATATTTTTCCAGTTCATCAACGTTTTTAGAAATTTGCTCTTTGATTTTATTTCTATATGTTCTATAAGGAATAGAAGTAAAAATAATTTCATTCCCTTTAATTTCATAATCTCCACGCACTTTTAAAGAAACTTTTGAATGACCTGTTGCATACGCTTCTTTAATGTCTCTTGCGTTGATTACCGTTCCGCCTAATGGGAAGTCAGGGCCTGGCATGATTTCTAATAACTCATCAACGGTCATATCCTTATTTTTCATATAAGCTACAATGGCATCGCATGTGTCTGATAGATTGTGCGGCATAGAATTATGAGCCATTGAGACACCGATAGCTTCCTTACCATTTACAATAGCATTAGGAAAAGATGAAGGCAAGAATACTGGTTCCATATATTCTCCATTATAAGTTTCTTTTAAAGGAACAACATTCTTTTTAAAACCATTCATCATAAGGTCTGCATAAATTGATGGGCGGGCATTGGTATATCGGCTTGCAGCTTCCATTCCATTTCCCTCTTGAGTTCCAAAGTTTCCTTCGCCATCAATTAAAGGGTAGCGCATCAGATACTCTTGAGCCATTTTACACATAGCTCCGTAACAAGCTGCGTCACCATGAAAATAACTGGAGGCTAAAGTTGAACCAACGATACTGGCAGACTTTTTATATTTGCTTTTGCTATTCATTTTTAAAACTTCTTCGGCTGTCCAAATCAGCTTTCGATGGACTGATAAGAGTCCATCTTCAGCATTTGGAATGGCGCGGTCTGTGAGTACTTCCTCGCTATATGTTAAGAAACATTCTTTTGATTCATTTAAAATATCTACATTTGTAATATAATTTTCCATTCAATTCTCCTTATACAAAATTAAATCCAAGTTCTTTTGCGTTTTCATAAATATATTTCTTACGAGGTTCAACTTTACTACCCTCAAGAATTTCCAATAACTCTGTCGTTTTTTCAATATCAGAAATTGTAATTCTCTTATAACGCTGCTTTTCAAAACAAACCTCTTTTAACACTTGTGGGGATACCTCACCAAGCCCCTTACAGTGTGACACATTCGGCTTCGTATTAGGGTGTGCCTCTTTCCACTCGGTCATCTCTTTTTCAGTATAAATATACTCTTTTGTTTTATTATATTCAAGAATATATAACGGAGTAACTGCTCGGTATAATTTTCCAGCTTCAACAAGAGGTCGCATATATGTATAAAAGAAAGTAATAAGAAGCAATTCAATAGCCATTCCATCAGAATCCTGGTCGGCGGTGATTACAATTTTATCAAACTGCATTTTATTTACATCAAATGTTTCATTGAATCCCGCACCAATAACCCTAATAATATCTGAAATTTCCTGATTTGCTAAAAGTTTATCAATACTTTGTTTCAGAGGTGAAATTGGTTTTCCTCTTAACATATAGATTGCGTCAGTTTTAACATTTCTCGCTTCCAGCGCGGAGCCGCCTGCTGATAAACCTTCAAGAAGTAATAAATTTCTATCTTCAGGATTTTTGTTTACGCAATCAACAAATTTATCAGAAAGTTGCATTTTGGCCTTCAAACCTTTTTCTTTTGGTTTACGAACAGCCTCTTTAGCTTTTCTTGCGGCGGCACGAGCTTTTCTAGCTTTTAATGCTTTTTCTGCAATTATCTTAACATCTTTTTCAATCATTGGAAGCAACTCTTCTAATGCTTTTGACGTTAATTGCTGAACATAAGTTCGTCCTTCTGAAGAGCTTAGTTCTTCTTTGTTCTGACCTTTAAAAACAGGGTCAATCATTTTAAAGTTTAAAACTAAAATCTGCCCTTCTTCAAAATCTGAACCGCTAAGATTCGCCTCTTTTTCTTTTAAAATCTTTTTCTCTCTTAAGAATTTATTTAAAGATGAAGTAAAAGCTGTTTTAAAGCCTGTTAAATGAGTTCCTTTTAATTGAGGAATATTATTTGTATATAGTCTTGTTGTACTGCTATATGCATCTGTGTAACCAATAGCTACTTCAACTTGATATTGTCCTTCTCTTTCATCAAAATAAATTGGTTCAATTAAGAAATTTTTCCCAGAGCCTAAATAGTTTAAATAGTCATATAATCCATTTTCAGAATAATATGTTTCTTTTTCTTGTTTTGTTTCATCTTCAAAAATAAATTTTAGTCCTTTACAAAGAAAACTAAATTCTCTTAACATTGTCTTAATTGCTTCTGTATCAAATTCAATAGTTTCTAAAACTTCTGCATCTGGATAAAAAGTAACTGAAGTACCCTGTTCATCGCTCTCTTCTTGGGTATAAGAAACAAATTTTCCTTTTGAGAACTCAACAGTTTCTTTTAGCCCCTCTCTGGCTGTTGTCACAACCATTTTTATAGAAAGAGCGTTTACGGCTTTTCCTCCTGTTCCATGTTCACCTCCAGAAGTATTGTATCCAGTCTCTCCTGTCGCATTGTCAAATTTCCCCCCAGTAGACTGAATACCAAAACACGCTTGAAGAACGCTACACCCAGATTCATGAGTTCCATGAGGAATACCACGGCCATTATCCTTAATGAAGATTCCATTGTTACTAAGAATTTTTACATAAATTTCTGTCCCCGCACCATTAAGAAATTCATCTACCGAGTTAGAAACAATTTCTTTCACACAGTGAAGCAATCCTTGAGCGTCTTTGCTTCCGATGTACATTCCTGGATATTTTCTAATATGTTCAAAATAATCTAAAGTTTTAATTGCATCTGCTGTATAATTATTCATATAACGCTCCTATTCTTTTACCAAAAAACTACTTGTTTCAGGAATCAAATCTTTTAACTCAATTTCTTTTTCATGCCAATATGGAATACGAATTAAAGGGATATTGTTTTTTAAACACCATTCATTTTTAAACAAATCTCTTTTTTGTCTAATAACAAAATCTTCTTCTCCCCCAAAGAAAGGCAGCGCAGCAAAATGCTGTTCACCATCAAATTCTATTAAATATTTTTCATCAACAAATAAATCGAATCTCAATGAACCTTCAAACTTACAAGTATCAAAAGTTTTCTCTTGTTTATAACTATGTCCATTTAAATCTAAAATTTCTTTAATAGCAATAATACCTTTTGATTCGTGGATACAACCACAAGATACAACTGCACCACTTTTAATGCCATCAAGACGAATCCATTTTTCAGTTGTTTTACCACAGTAAGGGCAGACACCTTTAATAAAACGTCTCATGTGTCCTGCTTGATATTCTAATTTTTCCTCTGTTACAATCCACCCCTCAATAACATCTCCAACTTTAGGGATAACACCATTTTCTTTTAAATGCTGAACCCTAGTGGCGGCTCTTTTCTCAATATTTTGAGGAGAATTTAAACTTGTTTCATAAACTTCCTTATTTAAACAGCCACATGATAAAGCTCCGCCTTTGCTGCTCTCTTTTTTAAAGGCATCAGCTCTAACAATACACCAGTTTCCACAATCACAAAGACATAAATAATAATATTTGTTATCTACTGCGTCTCTTCTTTGCAACTCAGAGACAAAAGTAAGACGACCTTTTTCCTGATGAGTTCCTCTTACAGGCGTCTTTCCCATATTTCTAACTCTTTTTGCTTTTTTATAGACGATTGCAGATTCTCTCTGTCTTTTGTTAGCTCTGTCAGCTTTTACTTTGTCTAAAAACTCATAACTTTCTTCTTCTGTAAAACCATCAAACTGTTCAATAGAAACATCTTTTATATTCATGTTCTTTTATTTCCTTTCTTTAAAATTTACTTATTTTGTTTTGTAATTTCATCTCTATTTCAATTACATGATAATTATACTATAAATTTTAAAAAAAGACAATAAAAAAAGGGAAAGGCTTAAATTAGCCTTTCCTATTTAAATGTTCCATAAGGGTTTGCATTAACACCAGCAGAATTTAATTCACCAGCGGCCATCCAACGACGCTCACCAGTTGAACCAATCCAAGAAATCCATACGTAACC